GTTGGAAAACTAAAACAACGGAAAAAATGCCCCTCTAAACTCGTTTAGAAGGGGCTTTTTTACGAACCCAACCGAAGGGCGGGAGTAAAAACTGCACTAATACACCTTGATATATTAGTGCTAATTGACACCACTTAAAACAATAAGGCGCAAATCCCTTAGAAGGCGCACCGCCCAAAATGACCGTAAGGGAGTAATGAGTGTAACGAAGTGGAACGAACAAACGACCAAACGGGCATCAGGGGCGGTCGCCCCAGCGCCGTTTTAAAAAAAAGGTGTCAATAAAAACAAAAAACAAAAAAAACTACTAAATTAGTAGTTCTAAGCTCGTTTACGAGGAACGACCGTAATCGTTGCGCTAATTAAAAACTTTAAAAACAAACTTATGGATCCTATCACATTATCTGCTATCATTAACACCGGTTCAAATTTAGTTAACACCGTATCATCATTATTAACCAATTCTGCTAACAAAAAAAATGCTTTAGAATTTTATAACCGTCAACGTACTGATGCTCTTGCAGATTGGAACATGCAAAATCAATACAATTCCCCAAAATCTCAAATGGCTCGTTATAAGGAGGCTGGTTTATCCCCTCATCTTATTTATGGTCAACAAACAACTGCCCCATCTGTCCGTTCTTCTTCTGCCGATACTCCTAAATATGTTGCTCCTCAAATGGATAATAATCTTATGCAAATTCCATTAATGAAAATCCAAATGGAGAATATGCAAAAACAAGGTAAACTTCTTGATGCCCAAGCCGTTAAAACAAATTCTGACACTGATTGGCGAAATCTTAATACTGAATTTCTTCGTGATACCTATGGTTATAAAATGGAAGGTATGAATGTATCAAACCTTCTTAAAGGTTCTCAATACCGTAAAACTGAAGAAGAAATAACAAAAACGCAAGGCCAAATTCGGCTACAAAAACAACAAGCTCAAAATATTATTGCTAATACAAATCTTAGCATAGAACGTAAGGCCCAAGTATCACAAATGATACAAAATTTAATAACCCAAAACGCTTTATTAGGTGAAAAAGTAAAAACAGAACAATATCAAAATGAAATACAACAAAAAATTCAATCTTTTGGTGTTGTTGGTTCTACTGCTGCTCAATTATTGCGTTTAATCTTTGGTAAATAATATTAATTAACCTTTAAAACAAAAACTATGCGAAGAAGAAGCTATGGACGTAAGTCCTCTAAGCGTGGCAAGCGGTCTAAAAAACTCCGCAAATACTACGTATCTCGCGGCGGAATCCGCCTTTAAAATACTGCTCTGCTGGGAAGCAACAGTAACCCGATGCAAAGTACCTCCCCTTAAATGGGGAGGATTTTCACCCTTTGCAAAGGGAACAAATCCAACATTAAAAAACCTTAAAAATTAAAAAATGAAGAATCTGTTCAACTCTATTCAATTAATGAAACCCAAACGCAATGTGTTTGACCTTTCTCATGATGTCAAATTATCTGCAAAGATGGGAAATTTAACTCCAATTTTAGTCCAGGAAGCAATTCCTGGCGACAAATTCAATATTTCTTGCGAATCTCTTATCCGATTTGCCCCTCTTGTATCTCCAGTTATGCATCGAATGGATGTTACTATGCATTACTTCTTTGTACCTAATCGTATCTTATGGGATAATTGGGAAAAATTTATAGTCGATGCCAATACACCTATTGTTGCTCCATTTTTTAAATATGACAATGCTTATTCTGCCCAAAGAAAAAAGTTTTTAGATTATATGGGCATACCACCTACTGGTGTTGGATCTGTTCAAACTAATATAAATGCTTTACCTCTTGCAGCTTATCAATGTATTTACAATGAATATTACCGCGACCAAAATTTAGTTCCTGAAATTACTGCATGGAAATTAACTGATGGTGAAAATTCTAGCGGTGACTTATTAGATATTAGATATCGTGCTTGGGAACATGACTATTTCACTGCTGCTTTACCTTTTGCTCAAAAAGGTGCTGCTGTTGATATTCCTCTTGGTACTGTATCAGGCGAAGGCGAAGTATTTGTAAATAACGCTTCTGCAGGTACTACTTTGGATGGTACTCCTTATGATACAAATGTTGATTATAATACCGCTTCAATAGGTGGTGTAGGTGCTAATCAACTTTTTACATCTTTCGACAATGTAGAAGTTGAACCAACAACAATTAATGATTTACGGCGTGCTTTTCGTCTTCAAGAATGGCTTGAAAAAAATGCTCGCGGTGGTACTCGTTACATTGAAAACATTCTTACTCATTTCGGTGTTCGTTCTTCTGATAAACGTCTTCAACGTCCAGAATACATCACTGGTGTTAAATCTCCTGTAATTATTTCTGAAGTTCTTAATACTACTGGTACCGATGGTCAATTACCCCAAGGTAACATGGCTGGTCATGGTATATCTGTATCTAGTGGAAATTATGGTTCTTATAATGTAGAAGAACATGGCTATATTATTGGTATTATGTCCGTAATGCCTAAAAGTGCATATCAGCAAGGTATTCCAAAAACATACTTGAAATCTGATCCTTTAGATTATTTCTGGCCTTCTTTTGCTAATATTGGTGAGCAACCTGTACAAGTTCAAGAACTTTACGCTTATACTGCTAATAAAACTGAAACATTTGGTTATGTTCCTCGTTATGCTGAATATAAATATAACCCTTCTCGTGTAGCTGGTGATTTCCGAACTACCTTAGATTTTTGGCATTTAGGTAGAATCTTTGCTACTGAACCTACCCTTTCTAAAGAGTTTATTGAATGTACTCCTGATGATGTTGAACGTATATTTGCTGTTCAAGATGAAACTGACAATTTATATTGTCATGTATATAACAAAATTAAAGCAGTTAGACCTATGCCGAAATTCGGTACTCCTATGTTCTAATGTCAACTATTTGTATGAACCCATTCACATTATCAGAAGAAAACGGCGGTCATCAAGTACCTTGTGGCAAGTGTTATAACTGCAAACGCCGCCGCACTTCTTCTTGGTCAGTCAGATTAATTAAAGAAGGTGAGCGTTCTATATCTGCTCATTTTCTTACACTGACTTATAATACTGATTCCGTTCCTATCTCTGATAATGGATTTATGACTTTAAACAAATCTGATTTACAAAAATTTTTTAAACGTCTAAGAAAATGGCATGGAAAAAATACAACCCCGTTGAAATACTACGCCGTTGGCGAATATGGAGGACAAACAAAACGCCCCCATTACCATATAGTTATATTCAACGCTAATTTGGAACATTTCGAACGTTCTTGGTCTATCGATTTAAAACCTTTAGGTCAAATTCATATTGGTACTATTACTGAAGCTTCAATCGGTTATACATTGAAGTATATATGCAAGGAATCTCAAATTCCTATGCACAAAAATGATGATCGCCAAAAAGAATTTGCATTAATGAGTAAAGGTCTTGGTTCAAATTATTTAACCGAAAAAATGTTAACATGGCACAAAAACAAGCCCGAGGAAAGAGTCTTCGTTCCTTTAAAGGACGGCAAAAAAGCTCCTTTGCCGCGTTATTACAAGCAGAAGATATACGACGAATTCGAGAAGGAAAAGATAGCTTATCACTATCAGAAGAAATCGAATTTATTGACAGAGCAATTAATTCAAGAACACGGAGACAACTTGCAATTTTTTAAAGAACAACAATTATTCAACGGAAACCGCAAAATGAAAAAAGCGGATATTTCACAAAAACTTTAATTATGTACGCTAAAGTAAAAAATTATCTCAACAGAGATGAATTTCCAAAAAACTATAAGGCATTTTCAATGCCTTCAGAAACCGTTCCCGACCAATCTTTAACTATGCGTCAAATTCTTGACCGCTATGCTAGAGGTTTACCTCTTGATGTCAAAACTCCTATATGGGAGGACGATGATGAATTTAACCCTTTACCTGATCCTCGTACCTTAGATTTAACAGAAAAACAAGAATTGTTAAAGTCTGCTAAGGCTGAATTAAATGAGATAAAAAACAAAATGGCCGAAAAACGTAAAAATATGGCGATTGTAGAGCCTCCTATTCTCCCCCCTACCCAACCGTTGGAAAACTAAAACAACGGAAAAAATGCCCCTCTAAACTTGTTTAGGTGGGGCTTTTTTACGAACCCAACCGAAGGGCGGGAGTAAAAACTGCACTAATACTACTTGATATATTAGTGCTAATTGACACCACTTAAAACAATAAGGCGCAAATCCCTTAGAAGGCGCACCGCCCAAAATGACCGTAAGGGAGTAATGAGTGGAACGAAGTGGAACGAACAAACGACCAAACGGGCATCAGGGGCGGTCGCCCCAGCGCCGTTTTCAAAAAAGGTGTCAATAAAAACAACAAAACAAAAAAAACTACTAACTTAGTAGTTCTAAGCTCGTTTACGAGGAACGACCGTAATCGTTGCGCTAATTAAAAATCTTAAAAACAAACTTATGGATCCTATCACATTATCTGCTATCATTGGCGGCGGTTCTACTTTAGTCAATGCTGCTTCATCACTATTTACTAATTCTGCAAACAAAAAAAATGCTTTAGAATTTTACAACCGTCAACGTACTGACGCTCTTGCAGATTGGAACATGCAAAATCTATATAACTCCCCTAAAGCACAAATGCAGCGATACAAAGAAGCTGGTCTTTCTCCTCATCTTATTTATGGTCAACAAACTAATTCTCCTGCAGTCCGTTCATCTTCTGCTGATACCCCAAAATACGTAGCCCCTCAAATGGACAATAACCTTATGCAAATTCCATTAATGAAAATCCAAATGGAGAATATGCAAAAACAAGGTAAACTCCTTGATGCCCAAGCCGTTAAAACAAATTCTGACACTGATTGGCGAAATCTTAATACTGAATTTCTTCGTGATACCTATGGTTATAAAATGGAAGGTATGAATGTATCAAACCTTCTTAAAGGTTCTCAATACCGTAAAACTGAAGAAGAAATAACAAAAACGCAAGGCCAAATTCGGCTACAAAAACAACAAGCTCAAAATA